AGGTGGGTTAACTGATTCCTATTCTACGATAGCTTATAAAGATGAACACGCCACACTGTTTTACTACAAGCTGAAAGAAGTTACAGAACAGATTGCAAACGATCGTTTTGATCCTACGCGCATTGCACTAAATCTTGATCGCACTAATGAAATACACAGTGAAGAATCCTTTATAAATCAATGGATTAAATTATTAGATTCGATCAAAAACACTGTTGATTAACTTGGCATAATATGCGATTATCCTATTATTAAGTAGGAGCACTCATGGCTTACAAAGCTCAAAAAACTGGTGTCCAAGAATTACTCGAGCTGCGCTTCTATGGCGCTGAGCCGGACATTGAAACATCATACGTTCCAGAAGATTGGAGGTTGCATGCAGCCTTCAACTGGTACAATGTGTTCTTCGACCAACGGAGCCACTCTGATTGGCTCGCCGATGAACTGAAGAACCGCAAGTATTCCCCCAAGGATATTTCCGCCGTTATGAGATGCGGGAGGTTGATGCCTTCGGACTTCTACATCGCGCGTATGCTTAGCAGAGATTGTACGCTTCCTGAGCGTACCGTTAAGCGTTGGGAAGCTCGCATCAAAGAATATCTGATCATCGGTAAGATTCGCCGCGAGGAAATCGTTTCGAGTCCTGATCGAGCGTCGCCAGCTGTCCACAACAGACGCAAGGCGTTGAACTTCATCGGAGATATCGATGAGTTGATGGACCAAGTTTGGTTGAACCAAACTAAGCTAGAAGACGTGAAGTTCTTTGAGTTCTTCAAGACTTTAGGTATGAAGCCTTCGCAGGCTGGAATCATTACCAATCACTACAAGATGCAACTTGATGACATGAACGACAAGACGATCGATCATGGAAAGCGTGCTGTGCACCAACGTCTTCTTGCTTTCGTTAAGAGCTTAGTTGAATCGCTCGTTGCTTGGAGCGGTACTGTTGCTGACGAGAAAGTAAAGGTCAAAGGAGCTGTTAAGAGGGGTCGCAAGCCTAAGGTGGCTCGCCCTGCAGCAACTGCACGAAGCCTCAAGTACAAGAAGACTGACGAAGAAACAAAACTGACATCTGTGGACCCAAAACATATCTTGGGAGCGCAAATTGTTGTACTGTACAACGCTAAATATAGTCAGTTGGCGATTCTTCGAGCCTCCAAACCAGAGGGCCTATCAGTGAAAGGCACTACCATTCTCAACGTTGATGAAGAAACGTCTGAAGCCAAGCGGGCCGGACGTCACCTCAGCATCATTAAAGAAATGGTATCTGCACCGAAGACTAAGATTACCAAACTTTTCCAATCCATCAAGAGTACCCCCATCGACGTGCGTACAAGAACTTCGGACGATGTGGTCATAGTAAGAGTTATTAAATGACAGCAAACACTGCGCCTCAACAAGAAGACCACCCAAAAGAACAATATTCGGCGCAAATAATTCAGTTTCCAAAAGAGTACAAACCTCACGATGAGCCTGAAGCTGATCCAGTTGAGATTGTATCGAACCTATTAGAAATGAAGGTAGCTTCTGCTGAACAAGCATTGGCTTTTGTGATGGATACCTTCTTCAGAGATTTGTACACAGCAGGGTTTAAGATTCCCTCTGATCGATTGAGTTTTTTGATTGTTGCTAGCGTTAGAGCTGCAATGTATAGAAACTTAGGACTACAACACCCTCTCGTGAGTTTTGTGCATGAGAACGGTGAAGAGATTGATAAGATACTTGCTTCCCAATTACAACTAATTGATATTGATGAGCTACTAGAGAGCTCTGAGGACTTTGAATAGTTCTCTAAACCATTTGAGATATTATGATACTTATAGACTTCAATAACATATTGATGACGAGCCTACATGCTTCCTTCCCGAAGAAACCAAAGGTAGATGACTTCAACCCAAATAAGGTTCGTCTTCTCGTTATCAACTACATTAGGATGATCAACGTTAAGTTTGGGTCTAGGTATGGTCGAGTTATTATCTGTGCCGACTCCCCGAGAACGTGGCGTAAGGACGCTTTTGAATACTATAAGTCTCATCGAAAGACCGATAGAGAAAAGCTGACTCACATTGAGTGGCCAAAGGTATATGACCTGTTCGACTCCATCAAAAAAGAGTTGGTTGAATATACTCACTACCCAGTTCTTGAAATTAAGGGAGCTGAAGGTGATGACATCATTGCAACGATGGTATTGAATACTGAAGGCCCTCATGCTATTGTTAGCCGAGATAGAGACTTCCAACAGCTTCAAGCATATGGGGACGTAGTTCAGTACGATCACATCGAAGAGCGTATGCTAACTCCTTCAGATCCTGTAGCTTATTTGGAGGAACATATCATCAGGGGCGACCGTAATGATGGTGTTCCAAACATACTTTCAGACGATGATGTGTTGACGGTTAAGGAAAAGCGTCAGTCAAAAATGACTGAAGAAAGACTAAAAGCTTTCCTCTCAACCTCTGTTGAAACATGGCCGAATGAAATACATAGAAGGAACTGGTTTAGGAACAGGACTATGATTGACCTGCGCTCGATACCAGAAGAAATCACTACTCAAATTTTAACCCAATATGAAGATCAGAAAGGCCGTAAAGGACATCGATTGTTTGACTACTTTGTGAAGTACAGACTATCAACGCTCCTAGACGTAGTAGACCAATTCTAACATGAAAGAGTCTGTATTCGAATTCCTCGACCGTATCAACGCCATCGAGGACGAAGAACAAAGAGCACACGCTTTAGGACAAGCTGCTCAAAATCAACGAGTGTTTGATGTTCTGTATTATGGAATATCACCCAACGTTACGTTTAGATTACCACCCGGTAATCCTCCTTACAAGGCAGCGGAAGATGTAACTACCCATGGATTTTTCTGGGGTGAAGTACGTCGAATGTATCTCTTTGTAGAGGGTGGTCCAAATCTGAACGACGCAAAAATGCAAACACAATTCATCATGGTTCTTGAATTTATTCACCCAAAAGATGCTGAGATTGTGTTACTGATGAAAGACCGCAAGTGGCCTTATGATAACATCAGCGCTGAGTTTGTTGAGAAGGTTTTCCCTGGTCTGCTTAACATGAAGGTTCTTCCTAACGGAAACAGAATCCATGGGTAAGACTTTCCGCAACAATAGTGACGACGCGGAATACTACAAGGCTCAACGACTACAGCGTGAACGTAATGCTCGTCGTAAGAAAGAAAAAGGCCGCTCCTCTTCCTTCGAAGGTAAGGACGACAACGATTCTACACCACGTCCCAACAAACCGAGACACTAATGAAGACCACCTATAAGTTCTTCGAGTTCTTGAACGAAGAAACCAAAGAAGTAACTAAGCAACTATTATCAACAGATGCATTGGAAGCTTATCTAAAAGACAACCCTACTTTAATATGCACCTCTCTGCCTACCACAAATGGTCAAGCGCCTGCGCTTGTAACAATGTTAGGTATGGGTAAAATTGATAACGGCTTCCGTGATGTCCTCAACAAAGTTGCAAAAGGATCACCACGGAACAATATGAATATCCGATAATATAATTGTGGGCTAACCACAAGGAGTACATATGCGTAAAAACAAGCGCCAAGAACAACGTGAACGAGATACGGCGCAATCTCGAGGTGATAATCGGTATGAGGGACGAAGTAGTAGACCAGCTCCTTCACAGCAACTATCACTTGGATCTGTAAAAGCAAAAACACACGCACAAGGAAAGACTCTTAAAGCTTTCCGTGCTAATAAGAGTGTAGTGCTGCACGGCTGCCCTGGTACAGGTAAAACATTCGTTGCGATGTATATGGCTTTAGAAGCCGTGTTGTATCACAAAAAGTACAAACAAATTATCATCTATCGTTCAGCTGTTCCTTCAAGAGAAGTTGGACACTTGCCTGGTAAGTTAGAAGATAAGATGGCTGTTTATGAGGAGCCATATCAACTGATTTGTGCTGAGTTGTTCGGTCGTAATGACGCATATAAGATCCTAAAGGGTCTAGAGATTGTTAAGTTTGTATCGACATCATATGTTCGTGGTATCACTCTGGATAACAGCATTGTTATCCTAGATGAAGTACAGAACATGTCGTACCACGAACAGAAGAGTATCCTAACTCGCTTTGGTGAAAACTGCCAAGTAATCTTATCCGGTGACTACGACCAGTCAGATTTGTCGGACGCCGAGGATAAGGAAGGTCTATGGAAGACCTTGGAAATCCTTCGCAAGATGGAAGATCGTGTTGAATTCGTTGAGTTTCTACCTGCAGATATTGTTCGTAGTGGCTTCGTGAAAGAATTTGTAACCTATGAATATGAGCTGCGGAATGCGAAACCCACGACCACTGCTAAGAGAAAATGATACGGAGGGAAGATCTCCACTCAATGAACCCGGGTATGAAAAGCCCGGGTTCGATCTTCCCCTACCACCAAATCCGAACGTAGATTATTTTGTTGAGTTTGAAACTCTAATAATCTTGGAAGACAATAGTGAAATTTGGCACTACAGCGAACTCCCTCTTTCATCGTCCGGTGATTATGACGTCGATGGCGGTCCAAATATAGAAACACAACGTACGCTAAACATACTATCGCATTTAGAACAAGAAGGGACTGTGCGATCAATCCGTAAGAAGATGCGCACAACCATGCAACAGTGGCAATACTAGACCTACGATACGACGTCCAACTCAACACTACAGAGGTAAACGGTAAACGACATTACGTGACTCCCGAGGGGGCAACTTATCCCTCAATGACTACTGTACTAAGTGCTCAAGAGAAACCCGAGCAGCTTCTCAAATGGATCGCTAAAGTAGGCGAGAAGGAAGCTGAAAAGATTCGTGACCGCTCTGCTGCTCTCGGAACAGAGATGCACGAAATTGCAGAAGCACACATTAGAGGTATCCCTTATCCAAAGACCGGTTACCTTGCGCTCGATCGATTTAATGATTTGAAACCAATCATCGATAAAGATGTTGGAAGAGTCTTCGGATTAGAAACTGCGTTATATTCAGATACTTTGAAGTTAGCTGGACGAGCTGACTTGATTGCTGAATACAAAGGCCGTCCAGCAATCATTGACTTTAAGAACGCTAGACGTCCTAGAACTAAAGACATGATTTCAAACTACTTCATGCAGTGTGCTGGTTATGCATACATGTGGTACGAACGTACACAAGATGAAGAAACGTGTCCACGACAAATAGTCATTCTAATGACAGTTGAGAACGAAGGTGCTACAGTTTTCGTTGAGAACGTTAAACCTTGGGTTCAACCTCTGAAAGATGTAGTGGCGGAGTTTTATAAGAACCTTTGATTTCTCTGTTGAATTATTGATCAATAGAATATATATTAGACAAATCAGATCGAAAGATTTGAATTATGTGTCCCCGTGGCGGAATTGGTAGACGCGACGGACTTTGATAGGAAACTGAGTGCCCTTGAGGAAACTCTTGGAGTAGAACTGCTCAAATTCGGGGAAACCTTTCACATGGCAATCCCGAGCCAAGCCTCGAAAAGAGGAAGGTGTAGAGACTA